TTAAGGAAACGGTTAATTAATGCCGCATCTTCAAAGTAAGCTGTTAGTGTACCTTCAACTTCTGCTCTACCATACTCTAATGATGGTGCGCTATCATCTCCGATTACGAAGGTAGGTGCGAAGGAATTAGTTAGTGTGAAGTCTAGTGCAGTTACGATAGCTACGTTAGAGGCTCCACCTACGTTACCAATACCAATGTCACCTGAGTAAGCATCAAATGGTGCGGCTCCAGAAGCGTCATCTTGTGTCTTCTCTGTAGCACTCATAGTCATGTTCTTACCTACCATACCGAAAGTAGTAGCTACCATCTGGTTAGGTGCGAGGGAAATAGCCATAGTGGAAACTGAACAACCTGTAAATAGTCTAGCTTGGTCAATATCTGCGGCGTAGTCTTCTATAGATAAGAATTTAGGTGCAACACCTACTTTAAGTACGTTAGTTGACCAAGCACTTAACATAGCTGATTCTAGCAGTTCGTCGTAGTCACCATCTCTCAGGTCTACAACAATGTCTCCACCTACTTGTCTGTTGCCGTGACGATCTACACGAGGCATACGGTCAGCTTGGATATCGTTACCAGCTACACGGTCTTTAGTTAAGTTTAAAGAGTGTGTGCTGAAAGGAAGGTTAGTAAAGTTGCCAGCAGGTGTCGTACCGAAAGTGCTTTCGACTATGTAAGACAAGCTGGAGCGTGAACCCTGTGCAAAGGCCATGATGTATTCTCCTAGTTATTTATAAATGTACCACCCGATATTAATCGGAACGTAGTACCAAGGGCTGTCAATCAAACCTTGTTGCCTTTCAGCATAGTCGATTGATAATTTAATTGTTTCTGATTGTGCGTTAGTAAACGATATATCAGTAGTAGCCGCAAAAGCGTTTATAACTTTATTAACGTAATCGTCTGCGGTTGACGGGCCATTACCTTCTGGTGCAAATACTGTAACAGCAAAAACACCTTGATATCTGAGTTGAGGGTTTAAGCCTCTTACAGCAGGTCTATTTAACGTAGGCAGGTACTGTACCCTAATAAAGCTAGTGCCTGTTGTCGGGTCAAATGCTACGTTCTCATAAGCAATATCTGGTAGGTTAGCCGTGTTTGAGATGTGTGTCTCAAGTGCGGCACGTATGTCACTGTGTATACTAGCCATAAATATTCCTTATCTGTGCGAACACTTTATATCCAGCTTTTCTCCATTTAGGTCCACCATTCTCTACGTCTCTAGCGTGAGGAGAACCATTAGTAAATACAATAGTACTCTTAGTATCGAAGTCAGTTATCTTGGCTATGTCAGAGTTTAGATTGCTTAAACTCTCTTGTCTCTTAGCTTCTGGATTTTGACCTTTAGGTTTGTTATCTGAAGACTTACCTCTTGGTCTACCTGCACCAACAGAATATGAGAAGGATGTAACATAAGCACCAGTATCAACTGGAGATAAGTTTACAGCAGTCCTAGCTATACTTTGTAGCCTCTCCTTAACACCATCTTCAATGAGGTTGTCAATCTTTCTCATCTTTTTTGATATAGGTGTATTTACTTTAATGTGAGATTTCATATCCTACTCCTGTACATCACATATGTAACACATAGCGACACCGTTAGAGAATATAGATATTGCTCTTGTTACTTTAACTGTATCTCCGTTACCTATGATTAAGTCATCAGGAAAAGGATCTATGCTTGCACCAAGATAAGGGACTACACATTTACGTGAACCCCTTATAACTTCTTCAGGGTTAGCACTAGAGTAGTCATAGAAGTAACCAGTAAAACTATAGTCAGTTGTAGATGAACCTACTACAGAACCTGTAGATGGGTTATAGCTACCCCCCGTAGTAATTTTACGTAGTGTTAGTGTTTCACCAAAGTCTTCAACTAACTTGAGTAAGTCAAATGCTCTAAAAGACATATGTTACTCCTCTATTCGTATTCGGGTGTTTGATAACTAGGTGGGTTCTTAAATCTATCTCTTCTGAAAGAGCCTTCAATGCGGTTAGTGTTTTGTCTTACAGCTTCTACTGTACTCTTAGTAATGCCACCAGCTAGTACCCCTACCGAAGCACCTGAAGTTTTACCTTGATACTCTAAGTTATCTGCTAGTGAGTTGTAGTGTGTAACTAAATCAGAGTAGTCAGCTTTTAAAGCTCCACTAAGTTCTGTGTTTACTTTTCTAGAATACTTAGATGCTATAGCTCTAGCAATCCAAGCTCCAGAGTAGTATACATTGTCGCCATTCTCCCCTAGAGAGAAAGTAACCTCTTCGTTTTGTACTTGCTGGTCAGTCGTGTCAGTATCACCAACCAATAGTCGTACTGTATTGAGACGACCAGAAGCCGTAGTTGTGTTTAGATCCGTTGGATCGTAAGACCAAGCCATTTAGTCGTCCCCTTTGTTTATTATTCTCCGAGAATATTATCTCTTATTTTATAGTAGTCTTCTGTAACCCAACGGTTGTTATTTAAGAACCGACGAATAAGACCTCGTTGCTTATCATCTATCTTTGACTTCTTGCACTTCTTAGTGTTAAACTCTGCTGTACTAGAGGTTCTACTCTTAACTTCACTGTTGAGTAAGTTCACAAGTGTTTCAAGTTGCTTACCAGAGAACTCTGATAGTCTATCTCCAACCTTGTTCTGAACTACCAATTCTTCGTTGTGGTACAAGTAACCAGAAGCATATAGTATTGCAACTTTATCTTGATGCAAACCTCGCTCTAACCAGTTAAAATGATCTCCACGTTTCCAATCTCGATTGTCTGCGCTAACAGGCATTTTTATAAAGACAGGCCAATCAACCTGCCATCCCAAATATGATGGGTGCATAGGACTACTCCGTTATAAGGATATTATTATGTTCTTTTATTATTTGGGTGCAACCCCAAGCACCTAAGCTCAGGGTTCACCAGTATTTTATATGTATTAAGCGATTACTGCTTCGAAGAAGTAACCCAAGTCAGCACCGACGACTTTCATGTCGTATGCCATTTTAACTTGGATATGTTCTGCAACTTGCTGACGCTTAAGAGCATCGTCTGAGAAAGATTCTACAGTAACACCTAAGTTGTTTACACTTGGGATATTGTTCCAAGCGAATGTTAAACCAGCCGCAGGTGTCATAAGACCTGATGAGCGAGGTGTGTGTACTAGTAGAGCGTTCTTACCACCGATAAATGCATTGCTTTCCGCAACACCTTCTACAGAACCGTTCTTCACAGCTTCCATTACGTAGAAGTTTTCTACTTCAAAGATCTCAGCTAATTTAGCATCTGTGATCAAAGCAGTGTTTGTTACAGTTGCTCCACCGTTTAAGCGAGCTAAGATGTCTGGGTGGTTAATTAATACGTCACGTACTTCTTTACCTACAACCATTGTGTTTGGCTTAAATCCACCAGACTTAAGTTGCATCGTGCGACGACCCGTAGTTACATCTGAGATAGGTGTAGAGTTCGTGTAGTCTGACCACAAGTTAGATGGAGTAACGTCTGTTGTCCAAACACCAGCGTTAAAGAATGTAGAAGCGAAACGCTCCTCACGATCTATTAACAGACGGTTTGTCAATGTCTCTGCACCAGCAGAACGTATTTCTAACATTGAGTCTTCGTTAGCAAGTGTTTGCTCGTCGAAATCCATGCCTAAACCATAAACGTCAGCGTAGTAAGCGGCACTTGAAAGAGCCATCCCAATACGGTTAACTTCTGTACGTGGTGCTAATTTCTTAACATCACCTGTACGGTTCATGTTTGCGCGGTCATAGATATAATACTTATCTGACTGAGATTGTACGCCCACTGTTGGGAATACTTTGTCAGCGATAAAGTTTGTTTGTTCTTGTACATAAGCAAGCGTTAAGTTAGATAACGGCTGATCTATATGTACTGAAGAGGGAGTTAATAATGGCATTATGTTATTCCTTTAAAATGCTGATTTAGGCCGCTAAGTTGCCACCTTGGATCATTTCTATTTCGATGATTTGTCCATCTACACCAGCTTCACGGGCATAGCCTAAGATAACGTCACCAGTTGCGGCTGTTAAAGCATCACCAGAAGCGTCTGTCTGTACAGCGGCTCCAGCGGCAATAGTACCACCAGCAGTTACCATTACTGAACCAGAAACGGTTACAGTTACAGCGTTGCCAGCACCTGCGCCTACGATGCAAACACCGATAGCGTTCTCGCCAGCAGAATCAGCTAGGTCTACTTGACCATCTGACTCAAGAGTTACGAATTTGAATTGTGCTGAAGATAAATCTTCCCCAGCGATGAAAGTACGGTTGTCACGAGACTGCATTACCGCC